TTGGTAGTTTCTAACCAATGTCGGATCATTTCAAAAGTAGAAAGAGTTATTGAAGCCATTAATCTGTGTTTCTCATTACCAATCATTTCGGGAAAATGTAAAACATTTTTCCAATCATCATAATTTTCTACTAAGTAATTTGATCCAGAAAATCTAGTTACATTATTGATACTCCATTTTTCAAATTGTCTCTCCATATATTTCCTTCTATCCAATTCAGAATCTAAATTAAGATAGTAAATACTTGGAATTCCTTTAAGTTTGTCAGACATACCAAGTAATGATTGAGTATCTAGTTCCAGAAGTTACAGGCATAATTTCATGAGGGAACATGAAATTAGAGGGGAACATTATGATAGACCCTTTTGGCCCTTTTATCATAATTTCTCTGTCGAAAAATGCAAACTCCCCACCCTCATAGTCATCATTCAAAAGAAAAGAACAACTTACCGATCTCTGTTGATTTTTAAATGAATCAGTGTGTTGAATATAAAACTGTCCTTCTTTATATCTCAATAAATCATATCCAGTGTCAATTTCTGAAGCAACTTCGGGAAATATCTGTCTATATTCGTTTATAACATTTGCAGCACAAACATAAAAATCTTCATCTATTTTTTTTCTTAGATCAAAATTTTCTTGGAGTATCATATTATTGGAAATATTAATGATATCGCAATTTCTAATTTGATTTTCAATATCACCATTTCCTACACTACTTGGAGTCCAAAAACTACATTCACGATACTCTTCTAAGATTCTATCGCATAGTTCTTCTGGAACAACATTATTTAATGTAAAAATATAATCACTCAAAGATCTTCTACTCTTGAAAGAAACCGATTTTGTTTCAGTTTTTACTTCATTAACCACAGGTTCTTCTTTAATAGGTTCTTCAACAGTAGGTTCTTCGGTATGTGGTTTATTTTGTTCGTTAATTTTATCAAAATATGCGTAAGAACAATCTCCACGACTTCTCACATAATGCAAAAAGACTTGGGTATAATATTCACCACCATAACTATCTCTCCAATGAGGAGCAATTCTTCCCAGGTATATCATAGCATCGCCTGGATTTAAATCAATAGAACGTTGTTCCCCAGATGGGGTTTCAATCCATATAGGCCAAGAAGAATCTCCATGCAAATGTAACGTTACTGATATTTCACAAGCATCTCTATCAGTATGACGTACTAATTCACTTCCATTTTTATATACTCTTGCATAATTATAAGTTGGCAAAACCGATTCCCCAATTGCAGAAGAAATTTCTGGAGTTTTTTCACAAAGCAATTCTAAAAATGAAATATAATTATACTTAGAATATGAATTTGGAGCCTGTTCGTCTCCCCCCAAATCATTCTCTTTACAATGAGTTAAAAATTCAAATGAAAGATTTGACGCTCTTTCTTTTGAAATAAAATTAGGCAAAACAATATAATTGTTTTCAATCAAACTTTTTTTCATATCTATAATTAATAATGTAAGTTTAAATTTCTTTTAAAAGTTCTTCAATGTCGTAGAATAGATCATCGTCATCTTCTTCTACTTCTTCGGAGGCAGGAATATGCGTTTTATTGAAATCTAAAAATTGAGATTGAAGAAGATCTTCTTGTTCTTTTCTCATTCTTTCTTCATCTTCTAATCTCTGTTGTAGCCAGGCTTCATATTCTTCTTTTTTCTCATTCCATTGTTCAATTGATTTTTTAAAACTGCAAATTCCTTCAATGTCTAATGAAGTAATTTTTAAATTTTGATGAGGTCCAACAAATTCAATTTCTCCTTCACCAACTTCTCCATCATCTAACCATTGAACTGCATGAATTGATTTACCATCAATCTCAGGAACCCAAGACATATCTATATCACCATAAGGCAATCCATCCACATAAACTGTCTTATCGACGGGAATGATAGTTAATCTCATGATTTATTCTCCTGGTAGTGCATTTGTGTTCGTTAAAGAAGTAATATTTACTGGCAATATGCCATTTTGTTGAATCATATCAATATATAGTTGTCTATTTTCATTATTAGATTTTACTACTTCATTTCTAAACGATTCTACAGCAGAGCTAGTTTGTCGTTGTTGTTGAGAATTTTCAATTGTTAGCATAGGCATCCAAGTCACGGCACATGACCAATGATCGACATTTTCGCCAGTGTTTGGATTCATTCCTCTTACATGCATGTACCAAGAACACTTATGTTCTACACAATTTTTTCTAATAAGTGGACAAAAATTACCAGATTCGTTTTTTTTCATATAGACAAAATAATTTTCTACTATTATATCAGAAATTAAGAGAAAGAACAAATAATAACATCTATGTATTGAACTCTAAGATCTATGGTTGTTGAAAACTGTGCTGTACCAGACCAAGGGTGAGCATGAGCTCCTCCAGCTCCAGTATTTCCTGTTCCTGGAAAAGTTCTAGTCCAACCAGCTCCAACTTGAACATCACCACCACCAGGACTCAATCCAATAAACCCTCCATTGGGATGAGAGTGTGATGGCATTTCAGTATTTGTTATTGTAAAGTTGCCTACAGATCCAGTCATAGGTACGTTAGCTTGAGTTACTGGTCTAACTGAGTTGGGAAACACTGTAGTAAAAGAAGAAGTTCCTCCAGTTCCTCCACCAGTTCCACTTACAACTCTTAATGCTTTATCATTTTGTGTTGTTACCTGAGCCCATCCAGTTGGGGCTGATGCTTGATAAAACACAGATACTGAGCTTTGTGGAACGATACCGTACCTAGAGTTTAACTGTGTACTATCACCAAATGTAATACCAGCTGCTGTTAATACCGCCATTTTATATGATCTAGATTACTAAAGTATTTATTTATCCATTAAAAGTACATACATTGATATCAATGTATTGAACTGCTATAGAAACTGGTTGATTAACTGGTCCAGATACACTAACAGGGTGAGAGTGAGCAACATTAGATCCAATATTTCCAACTCCAGGACTAACTCTAGTCCAACCAGGGTTTCTTGCAACATCACCACCATTCCATCCAACGAAAGCACCAGCCGGATTAAATAATGCTGGTACTGCGTTTAAAGTTAGACTATTACTAGGATGTGAGTGAACTGGAATTTCATTGGTTGTTAATGCAAATCCTCCAGTGGCAACTGTAGATGTTAAACTTCCAGCAACGTTAAAACTACTCATAGTAGTAGTAAAAGCATTTGTTCCCCCAGCGCCGCCACCAGTACCAGACACGACTCTAAGAGCTTTATTATCTTGTGTTGTAGATCTGGTCCAACCTGTTGGAGCAGTCGCTTGATAAAAAACCCAAGCAGTACTAGTAGGAAAAATTCCCCTTCTTGAATTTAGTTGTGTTGTGTCACTAAACGTAATACCAGTTGATGTTAGTACTGCCATGGATTATGCCAAAAATATTATCTACTTTTAGAATATTTATAAGTTAAAGAGTAGTATGTTTATCAAAACAATCTAAATCATACATCGTAATTAATCATACAACGTTCGGCAATAATATCTATACGAGCATCTAGAGAGTTCTCCATACGATACAATTCATTAGTAGTACTTACATTTTCTTCCTCAAGGACTCTAACTCTTTGTTCTAGATCAACAATTCTAGAGTAAAGTTCATCAATCAAAACAGGATCTTCAAACCCCCATTTTTTTTGAAACCAATTTGTATCAATCATAATACACCTACTTCTTTAAGATACCTTCGGTATGCAATAAACCTACGAAGTGAGGGTTGACCTGGAATAGGCCCCAAACTTTCGCAGATTTCACAGTAACATAACCAATCATACCACGGGGTTGTTGGATCCAGTGCTGGATGTGGGCTTGTCTGTGTGTAATTCTTTAAGGAGTTTAAGAAGTTCTGGAGTTTCGTTCCATTCCCAAATTGTTCCATCTTTTTGCGTATAAGTTCTTTTAGTCATAATATAAACTTTATGTTTACTTTGTACAGTATACAATATGTTAATTGTTTTATCAAGTTTTAGGTTTGACTTTGATAACATCCCAAATTCTTTGAAACTCTGGAAATGTTTCAATGACATTTTCATTTCTTATTTTGTCAAATCTTCTCATTGAATCTAAGAACTGGGGAATTAATTTTTGTTCTTGATATAAATCAATATACTTTATCAAGCTTTCATAAAAAATTATAGACCTTTCGGATTTATTAGGAATCAAAAAGTCACGTATATGATTTCTTATGTTTTCCTTTGCAGTTTCTTTTGTTTTTTTGTCCAGAATCCAAACTGACATTTCTACCGGAGTCTGCATAAAATTCAAAAAGAAATAATCAATATTTTTCATCAGTCCACTATTATAAAGATACTGATGTAGATTAACAACGTCAAAAATATTTAATGCCTGAACTGTGCAATCAAAATGTAATTGATGAGTTTCTTCTTTGTGTTTAAATCTATCTCTAAATTGTTCCGCATGAGATACGAACCTATCCCACTTAAATCCTTTTCGGATTAATTCTCCTCTTTTCTCTATGCCATCAACACTAATATGAACTTGCAGATCCCTACTGAACTGATCCCACATATCAAAAATATGTCTACCCTTATAAACGAGATTACTAAAATTACTATTATAGGCTAAAGTAACTTTGTCGTTTCTACCCAATTCAATTACTTTGTCAAGTATTTTCCAGTGTTCATCTATGATTAAAGATTCTCCGCCAGAAAAATATAAGTGGTTGACCATTCCAATATAGGGTTCTACCTCTTCATAAGTCTTTTCAGAAGCATTCCATCTACCAGAAATTTTACCAAATTGTTCTAGTTCAAAACTGGAACTTGAAGTCCAGTGACACATTCTGCATTTAAAATTACACTTACTACTTAGTTTTAAATCCCACCAAACAAACCCAGGTTCATTGACTGTGAAATCATCATTCGTTTCATAAACAAACTTTTTATAATACTTATACAAATCATTATTAAAATCTTGTCGTAAAGAACTTTTTCCTGCAGCTTGATTGTTATAACATACCTGACAACTTTTGGTAGGTATACCATTTATCATATTCTCACGAAGTTTTTTTATGGGCTCATCATTCCAAATTTCCCACAGAGATTTCTTTTTGATATCACCATAAGTGTATTCAGAAACACAACATGGTTTGACCTCACCATCTTGTCGAATGTCTAAAGCCATCCAAGGCGCACAACAAAAAACTTCTCCATCTAGATTAATTTTACCTTTATCAATCATTACGCAAAATCCTCTCTAATTCAGGAAAAACTTCTATAGAATTTTCATTCCTAATGATGTCTAATGCAGACATGTAATTTTTAAAAGAAGGAATGAGATGTTCCTTTTTTTCTGTAGTTAAGAGTTTGAGAATTGACATGTATTGTTTAATAGAATTATTGGCCTTTGCAGGTACAAGATAGTTCTGAATATGGTATTTTATTTTTTCCCCTAACAACTTTCTCGACTCAGAATCAAGAATTAAAATAGACATGAAATCTGGATTGTGCAACATACACAAATGGAACTCATCCCAACTTTGGATTATACCTCTTAAGTAAAGTTCTTTATGAGCATCCATTACATGAAAACAATTCAGAACTTGAAAAACACAATTGATTGAAATTTTCTGATTGGGAAGTTGTTCTCTAAACATTTTAAAATTGTCTAGAAACTTTTGCCAATCAAATCCTTTCCGAATTATTTCTCCCCTCTTACCTGTACCATCAAAACTTATCGATACAGATAGATTTGGAAACTTTTTCCACAACTCAAGAACATTATTATCCTTATACTTTAAGACACTAAAATTTGTATTGTACGATATTCTAACGTCGTTGTTCCTATCTTTTTCTATTAATTTATTGAGAATTTTATAATGATGATCATTAATCAGAGGTTCGCCGCCAGCAAAGTATACCTCTTCGACAATATCATATAATGGTTCGATATCTTGATGCACCATATCTACATCAATTTTTGGATACTCGCCTTTAATGTCAAATTGTTTTCTCATTTCCTGTTCCCAAGCACTACTATACCCAGGACTGCACATTCTACATTTAAAGTTACAAATATTATTCAATCTAAAATCCCAATAGACAAGATTGAATCTCTCAAAAGTTCCATCTTCCTTCGTTTCTTTTACATACTTGTAGTGTTTTCCATAAGTACGATTCATATCTTGTCTCAAGGAACCATGACCAACTTCTTCTTCTTTATAACAAGCTGTACAAAAGTTGGATTCCTTTCCAGCCATCATATTTCTACGAAGTTCTTTCATGTTTTCGTTGTTCCAAATCTCTTTAAGAGATTCATTCATTAGAGAACCCATTTTAAAATCCCTAGACTCGCCATCACACTCTGTTGCAATAACCTCTAGAGGAGTTCTTTCTTCTGTGTC